AAAGAACTTACTGTTTCCGCACATTATCAATATGAAACCGCCTCGATGGTAGGCGTTTCAATCAAAGATGCTAAAAGAGTAAACGTTGATTTAAACGAAATGACACGTCGATATAGCAAATAATCATTAAATTCATTCTGTTTTACCTCTACATCTATGTCTAAAGGTGGTGATGAAATTGAGGACTAAATAAAATCAGTCCCAGAAAAGAGGACAAAATATGTATAAAGTAATAACAAAAACAATGTCAATGTTAAAAAATAATACTGTTTTGGCGGTTAATGAAAAAATTTTTGTTAAAAAAGAAAACGCACAAAAATACGCCAATATTTGGAAGAAATTCTCTAATATGCAGGTATTTATTGAAGAAATTAACAATTGATTTAAGGCATAGTGTATCTCTATGCCCTTTTTAGTGCAAAAATTCAGAGCAGGAGGAACAACAAATGTTATCACACATAATATCAAACCCACAACCACATCCCAAGTACCAGATTTGTCTCATTACACAGTCGGGCAGATCCGGTACAATATTACGTCACTTATACACATCACCACGTACAGGTGCGACATATTTCAGTCGCCATCATGCTAATAACTACACACATGAACAGGCGACAGCAGTATTACAAAATCTGCCGTATCCAGACGCGTTCATCCAGTCTGAATACGACTGCCACTACCGCGAGACAGACGAACGCGGTAACATCAAGGATTATATGTGCGCATAAACCCGTACATTTAATCATAAAATAATCAGAGGAAGGAGAAGAAGATATGGACAACCGTTATTTCACAGTTCAGGAACTCCAGACACTCAAGTTCTACGAGCTTCCGAATACCATTTACAGTCATATTCTGTCAGACCTCGTTCATCTCTTTGGGGTCATGACAGAACGAATGCTAAATGCATTCAATAATGCCAGCGTTGAACAGCTGGACCAGTATGTAGATATATACAAATATATTTACATATTATAACTAATTAACCATTAAACTTGCTATCCCTTATTCCTGTGAGGAGCAGACTTTTTCCTATCGGAAATTGCAAGGTCGAACCTTGATAAGGGATTTTTCTATGCCCTTCTATAATGCCCATGAAGAGTATAGATTTTACCAACGGAAACAAAATATAAGGTTATGCCTAAACCAAAAGGCAAGAAGGAGAATTATCATGACAACAAAAATTAATTCAGCACTCAACGAAGCAAAAGAAATTATCAACGCACTTATGAACTCAGAAGAAATCTTCTATGACCGCACAGAGGGTAATGAGTTATCCGGACGCTTTAGTGTCCAGATGACATTTGCAGAAGCGATCTGCTATCGTCCACAGTACACAGTGCGCAAGCTCCGTAATCTTGTTCTTAACAGACATGGTTCCCTTTCAATTCGTACCAGAATTGCACTTGCAGCAGTACTGTCTCAGTGTGAATTCGACACACACGAGAATGCACTTATTCCGGTGCTGTTCACAAGTAACGAAAAACTTATTCCAGTCTACAAACAGTTCGAGAAGAACTGGGGTAAGTTCAACTTCAAAGTATCATTCATACAGGATGATGACTACGAAGATTTAGCTCCACGTTATGAAATCAACTTCATGACCGGTGAGTGGACAGACATCTATGAGGAGGTAAGATAATGAAGAAATTAAAGAAATTTTTCACAGAAGAAAGAGTTGACGAAATTTATGAAACCATGTTTGATTTAGCCATGGGACTGGGACCAGTACTCATGGTAGTAATCCCAATCCTTTACGATGCGTTTAAATAATAATAATTTAAGGTTATGCTTCAGCCTTAAAAGCACAGGAGGAAATCATATGAAAAAATCAGAAATAATCAAAGCTTTTAATGAATTCGTATCCCGTAACTTCTTCGGATACAGTGCCCATACACTGTATTGGGTGTATGTCAATATATGGCACACATTCATTGATAATGATACACCGGAAGATATTGATATAGCTCGTCGTGTAGCTTGCATTATCATTGGTGATCCGAACTTTGAAATCCGAGCACCTGATGCTCGTGATTACATTGATTACTGCATGGCTACTCATGAATATGAGCGCCTTGCAGTTCTTGCAAATGATGCACTTGACTTGTATATCAAAGGCGTTATTAGTCTGCATGAATTCAAGCTTATCATTGCAGCTAACAAAAACTAATTAAATTATCTGCCGGTTTATATGATTTTCCTTGACTGGCGGATTTGAAAAACGGAAACAAATTTAGAATTGATTTTTCTGGACGGGATACCCCCATGTACAGGGAAATTGATTCTAATATACAGGGAAATAAAAATAAATCAGCTGTCCTATCGGCATACGGGGAGAATGGAGAATAGCCATGACAACAACAACTAATAATTTCAACTTCGTAACATTCTCAAATAACGTAACAGTAGTGAATACCACTCCACATCCTGTAACAATACAGGATGTAAACGGAAATCTTATTTCGGTGCCGACTAGCGTGTTGATTAACGCTAAGGCAATTGAAAAACAGGTATCACCTCTGTTTGTAAAAACAGAGTTTGTAGGCACTGATGAAGGAAGGGAAATCATTTCTTCCATCAAAGAGTCTTTCAACCAGAACGCTGTGGCCGGGGAGACTTTAGTAATCATTGGTAGCATTATTGCTGCTCAGGCATATCCGGGAGAAGTATTTGGACTCACTCCAGTCCCAGGTTACGAAAGAGTGGCACCAGATGACAAGAGAATGCGTTGTGACAAGTTCACAACTTTCGCGTAAGGGAGGGAAATAGCCATGACTAAAACAACAAAAACTATCGTTACTGCAATCGTAGTAACAACAACATTATTCTCAAGCTGTACTCCGGTATCAGCAAGAGAAATCACTTCCGTTAATCGTACAGAAACCGGAACTCTTTATGGTTTCAGTGACGGAACCGGATATTATACAGAGGATATTGAGGGAATCAGCACCCTTGATAATCTTTACCCTCTTACCGGAATTGTTACAGAAATCGAATACGATGTAGAACCGGAAGTTGATCTTGTAACAATCACCTGTTCAAACGGAAATCTTTTCTCATGGTACGCAGATACTGGAAATTATGAAATCAATGACCTTGCATCCTGTATCATGGATAGCAAGGGAACTAAATATGTAGATGATGACGAGGTGTTACTGGCCCATTATGCCGGTGGATTAAAACACCTCGAACAGTATGCAAAATAAATTAAATTAAATTAAACAGAAGGGAAATAAATCATGACAAGAGAAGAATACAACAAGAGGGCAGCAGCTAGAAAAAAGAAATCAATCATTATTAAAAGCAGCTTAGGTTTAGCTGCTTTTTTCATATTTGCCGGAATTATTGGCAAGATAGATCAAGACGTATATGCCGGAATCCATTCTGTCAAGGGAACTGTTTCCGCATCAGGAAACTATATCCTTGATGAGAATGGAAAAGCATATGATGTATCCGGATTCCAGAGCGGATCCGAAGTAACAGTAAAACTTGACAAACAGGGAAACATCCTGTCTGTTGTAAGTAAATAAGTGAGGTAGTGAATCACATGGAACGCAACTATAAACTCCGGATCTATTACAAGTCCGGCTTCCAGAAGGGAAACTTAAAAAGAGAAGAGTTCTTTTCAACCAAAGAATCCATGCAGCAGAGATACAGAGAACTCTTCAAACCAAAAGAATATGCTTTGAATCCCACGGCCTGGGAAAGAATAAATGGAGAATGGCTGAGAATGTTTATTACATCAGCCGCATAAGAAGGGAGAAAAATATGAGTTCTAAATATTGCACACAGATTACAACAGGACAATTTATGAAGGCAGCCATGGTCGGTAAACCTGCAAAAGCAGAAGAAATTGCCGACTGGAAAAAGGAATTAAATGAAATCATGATAGATTTCTGTATTCCTAAAAAGGTCAGAAATGACATTATTTCCAAAACGGAAAAAGAAAACCCAAACGATAGTACGTTAATGCTTTACAACAAAGCATGGCGTAAGTTTATGTCAACAATGTAACATTAAAATATAATATAAAAATTAAATTAAACAAAAAAAGAGGTAGATTAAAATGATGAACTACAAAGCAATCGAAAAATTACTTACAGGAGAAACAGAGAAAGAAAGCAAAGTAATCAGACCGGAAGTATTCAAAGATCAGACAGCATACAACACGGTGATGAATAACTGCCAGAGAATCGGAGGCAAAAGATTCTGCTGTATTCCATTGGAGCTTCTGGAAATTGATGAAGATTACCAAAGAGTATATTGTATTAACATGGAGAAAGTATACTCTCTGGTACGCAAATGGGACTTCAATAAATGCGAACCAATTCTGGTATCTCCACATCCAGAAACAGCAACATTCGCAGTAATTGATGGATCTCATAGAATGCTGGCAGCAGGCATTCGGGAAGAGAAATATGTTATTGCGGTACTTACAGAAGGATTACCTGTGGATCCTATGGAAAGGAAAATGAAAGAAGCCGCATTATTTTCCGAACAGGGAGATGATGTTGATAAATTATCGCTTGCTCAGAAACACAGAGCAAATGTCACTATGGGTGTCAAAAAATATTGCGTTCTTGACAATTGCCTTAAAGGAAGAAAATTACTTTTAAGTGTGCATGAACTGAAGAATCTTCCAAAAGAGAAACGAGATGCATTAAAAGCAGCTGATTACAAAGTCCTCACAGGATATGCAGCAGCAAGAGATGCAGCAGCTCTTACTAATGGTGAAGAGACTCTCAATAATATCTTCGATATTATCGAAAAAGCTGGATGGCATACAGAGCCAAATGGATATGCAGCAAATGTTATTCGCCCAGTAAAAAGTGTTTTGAACATGCATGATAATGATCCACGAGTTGTTAATGCAATTATTGGAATATTTGAGCCAATCAAACCGAACACATTTTTCGCTGATGCACTTTCGAAATATCATGGCAGAAGACCAGCGGAATACCTCACAATGCATCTGGAAAAAGAAGTTGCTAAGAAATTAGGGATTCAACCTTTATATACCGGCGGTGACTTAAGAAAAGTTACTTCTGTAATCAATAGTCAGCGCTATTACGGAGCAACTGGAACAGAAAACAAATAAAACAAATTAAATTATACAGAATATAGCACTTGCATTTTAGTACCGTAAGTGCTATACTCTGCTCAAAGACAAACGAATGTTCGATATCATAATTCAGCTTCGGCATATGCGGCGTGAAATTTAGAGCCGCTCTCCTTCTAAATCGTAGCTGAATTATGCTATTGAGCATAAGAATAGGAGAGAAAGCAAATGAATAAAGCAGAAGCAAAAGCAACAACAGTCACAATTCCAATGAAGGGAAGATACTTTCTTCATAAGAACGGAAGTATCATCCCAGTAACTGACCTGATTAATGCAATCTATCTCATGACCGGAGATGAGAAAATTAATGAATGGGATCCGGATCTTGAGTTCTATATTCGTACATTCTTTGGGAATATCGTAAGAGAAATGTCCCCAACAGAAATAACAGTCAAGAACTTTCTGAAGCATGAGGAGAAAGTAAAGGCAATTAAATTATACTATCACATGCACAATACGGAATCTAATAAATGCACACTGGTAGAAGCCAGAGATTATGTGGAACAGCTTAAAACACAGATGAAAGAGAGAGGCGAACTGTAATGGAAAAAATTAAAAATGCAGTAAAAACAAAAGAATATGCAAAATTTCATATGGAAACCATCGTAGCGCATAACGGTATCCTAGTTGATATCGTCGTGTCTGAGTCCTATGAAGAAACCGAATTTGACAAAATCATGGCCGACTGCAAACGCCAGGAAGAAGAACGTGAGCGTGAACGACGTAGAACCGAAAAAATTAAATTAATCAACCTGTTTACAGGAAAAAGAGTAAGGAGGGAGATCGCATGAATATAATAATAAGTAAAAAAATGCCAGAGTTAGCAGCTACAGATATTGTAAAGTTAAGAAATGGAAAAATTGGGATTGTGCTAGGAAATAAGCATTCTGATAATCATCTTGCTATTTACACAAATAATACTACATGTGTATCTTGTGAAGACTATTTAAGTCATTATGAATTAAATATTCATAATAACGATCACGGTCTCGATATAATTAAAGTATGGAAATCAAATTTTGAAAGGCAATGTGCTTTAATTGATGAATTCTATACAAAAAACAATGCTCCAACATACATGGATCCTGATTGGGAAGAACCAACTACAATGACTGTAAAAGAAATTGAAAAAATTATCGGTCATCCGTTCACGGTCATTGAGGAAGAGGTGGGCGAAGATGAATGAAACACTGTCATTCGCAGGATGGAGACCAGGCAATCCGGATCAAATCATCCCATGGAAAAGAGAAATTCGATGAAGAATATAGCGGCGGAGGCCAGTTAACATTACTGTCAAAAGAAATCTATCAGGCAGAAGCAGATGAAGATATGCCGGCTTTCGAATATCGCTATATTATTAAAGCAATGGATCTGCAGGCATTTGGATCAGATCAGAAAACAATTTGTATCCGTTTATACATATGTCCGTTACCACAGTATTGGAAGCCAGAAGTATTAAAGGATCTTTCGGAAGATAACAGCGCAGATTGGTTCTTCGAAGACGCGGTAAATTCAGATGTCCTTCCATATATAGGAGAAGAGTATTTGAATTATACAGATAATGATGTTTTGCCGGATGAGAACGGTAATAAATGGTACGATTACTTTTATCACATCACTGATTGGGCCAAAGCAAATGAATTATTCAACATTATTGCAACAGTTCTGTATCCGATGGACAGTACACGCGGTCACGGTCTTGACCAGGCATGGAACCAACTGGGAAACACCGGTTGGGATTTGCTTGAACACATTCTGAATGGAAAAGATTATATTAAGGCAGCATTATCAAGATTAAATAACTGCAATAATTAACTTTACAATACGAGAGAAGAATGATATATTAATCATAACAAGTTAAATTAACTATATATAAGGAGAAAAATACAATGAAGACAAAGGCAGTCCGCAGCCAGAGAATCGCATGGCTGTTGAGGAAAGAGGGATTTAAAATTCTTGGCATCACGCCAAATAGAAGACGTCCAAATCTGGATGTTTATATATTTGAAGCAACACCAGAGTTATGTGCTTCACTGGATACTCATATCCAAAATAAAGACAACAGAAGAGATTAACGAAAGCAAATCGGAGGAAAAATCATGAGTGAAAAAGAATTTGACCGAGGGAAATGCTTTACCTTCTTTTCTTCATATAGAAAACAGGGAGAACGAATAAAAGAAATTCTTGGGCCGGAGAAAGCTCTGGAATATTATGAGGCGGTCATAGATTATGGACTGTATGCCAAACCAATAGACAAAGAACTTCTATTATATGTAGGAGACACCTTACTTGAGACAATCGACTCGTCCCAAGAAAAGCGGTCACGAGCATTCGGTGAGAACATGACCGTCACTTTATCCATCTTGGAATTGAAGCGTGATCATCCAGAATATTCTCAGAATCAGATTGCGCAAGAGCTGAAGACGAGCAAAGGCAAAGTCAATAAAGTGCTTACAAAATACAGAGATGGCGGGTATGCAGGTTTTGTTGACTTTAACTTGCTCATAAATGAAATTGAATATGATCCTACGGGGCAAGTGATATGGCCATCTGGTTCCGGTACTGGTACTAATTATAATACTAATAATAATTATAATAATAATAATAATAGTACCGACCGGTACCGTGACCACCAGCGTGACCGCTTGGATGGTCTGGTAGCCGGATCGCTCGTAGAGGTCGCTGGCGCTCCAGATGTCGTCGCTTCCGCTCCTAACTCCGCTGACGCTGCGCGCTTACGCTTGCCGGATGATCTGCCGGAAGATATTCGCAATATAAAATTCGAAGCGAGAATAGATGACAAATCTATGTTAGAGGTTATGGATCGTGATTATCGTGATTATTTAGATGATGGTTGGGAGACTCACGAGGATATTAGAGATAAGCTTATCGAGAAGTTTACTACCGGATTCTATTGTGGTGATAAGGATAAAGTAACTGCTTATGCAGAGTTCTTGATGGAACACTATAAAATTTAATTAAACAAACAGGAGGAAGATATGAAAGTATTTTTATTATGTAGTCTTAATGATGAAGATTACAGACGTCCATGCTTTGAATTCTTTAAGAGTCTTTCTGAAGCTCACCAATCTGTCATAGATTATATTGCGAATGATATTAAAGATGATAAATATGGTGCGGATAGAGAAATTAAATATGTTATGGATATAAGTTTTCCCAAAAATCGCAGAATGCGTATAGATTATTCTTATGGAAATGAACATTTCTTAGTATTTGAAGTCTTCGAAATTCAAGTATCTGATGGAGATTTTCTATGCATTTTTCATCATGCTTATGATGGCGTTGGTTTTTGCATTGAGAAAATTGGAACATTTGAAGAATGTAGAAACCAAATGTTAGATTCAGCAGCTCAGACGGCAAATGATTTTGATATAGATATAACAAATGATGATGTGTTTGAAGTAAATGAAGGTGATTCATGTGTAGATACCGGTGAAGAATGGCACATGTGTAATGTTGTTCAATTTAATTTAAATGATATTCAGGACGAGCAAGATAAACAGAAATATGATGAAAACGTATATCGTGACATGGAAGAAATATGTAGTCCTATATATCCCAACCCTGTTCATACAGAAACAGAAAAAATAACAGACGATTTCATCAAAGAAGTCGATAAAATGGAATCACATGAAGTATTTAAAGAGTTATGTGAATACCATGGAGTAACACCTGGGCTGGTAGAATATTTATATGAATCAGTGTACGGACGACCAAAAGAGAAAACGAAAGGATGTTATATAGAATAAGAAAGGAGAATAATATGAGTGCAACAGTACCTATGTCTGTATGGAATAATATACAGAAGTATTTCAAAGAATCTCTGGATGACAAATATGATCTTCAGGATGTAATCCGTTATCAAAATCCAATGGACTCATACCTGTATATGGTAATTGCAAAACATAAGAATTATTCAGCAATTAAGGCATCTATAGGTGGTGGACCATGGGTTGTATGGACTACTTGGAATGAATCTACACAATCACTGAATGGTGGACATTATGATATCAAAACATATGAAGACGCTTTGTCAATCTGTGAAGCGAGAAGAAAATAAAGAAAAGTGAGGGATAAGAAATGTCAGCATTAAATAATTATAAGGAAGTAAAACAGAAACTTGATGAAGTGAGGATGATTACGGGAGACTTGGAATTTAATACTGCCGTCACATTCTTAATGCAGATCGGATGGAGTAATAAGAGAGATGTTATCTCCTTATGCAATAAATATAATACCGAGCCGGAAGAGAATGTAAATAAAAAAGTTGCAAATGCAGCTTTAATGATTAGCAATATCGCACAGCCAATCGAAATCCTTACATATGTAAAGCTTGAGTGCCCACTTTGGACTGAGGGAATTGAATCGAAGCGTCTCAAGAAAATCGCAGAAGATGTAATCAACGCCGGATATAAATACTGCAAGGATCCGCGAGTTGACACTTTTGAAGACTGGAAAGAGCTTCTGGAACAACAGTATGGAATTACGCATGAAGAGTTACAAAAAATTCTGTATCTGAACGAGAGAGGAGAAATGTAAAATGGTAGATTACAAAGAGAAAATCAAAAAACTTTTATCATTAAGTAAAAGTCCGAATGAACATGAAGCACAGTCAGCTCTTGCAAAGGCACAGCAGCTTATGGCAGAACATAAAATCTCTATGGCAGAAGTCGAAGATAAAGAAAAAAGAAAGGCAAATGAACATTCAGCTGGAATTACTTATTCGACTAGAAGAGATCCCTGGGTACTGAGATTGTCTAAAGTTATTAGTAAGAATTACTGCTGTGAAAGTTTTTCTCGTAGAGAAAAAGGTAAACAAACGTATAAATTATATTTTTGTGGGTTAAATGAAGACGTTGAAATTTGTATGATTGCATTCAAATATGCAACTGATTGTATTCAATCAGAAATTAAAAAGAGAAAACAAAAAGGTAAGCTATTTAATTATACAAACGAACTGGTTACATCCATGTGTAATGGATATGCTTATGGTTTCATTAAAGGACTTGATGAAGCGTTTGAAGAACAAAAAAGAGCAGCCGCACAGTCAGAAGCAAATTGGGGCTTAGTGTTATCTACTCCTCCAGAAGTAAAGCAAAGAATGTCTGAGCTTGGATTAAAGACAACTACGTTCCGGTCTAAGCAAGCTGCAAAAGTATCAAAATCAGATTATGAAGCTGGTAAGAAGGACGGAAGAGATTTTGATATTACTAAAAGAGTGGCCGGTGAGTAAAGTAAATAAATAAAACAGAATAAAAATTTAATTAAACAAAGGAGATGTATATTATGATGGACAATACAATTGAAAGAAGAACAAATAACCTTACACATGTAGAAACGATGTTTGATGCAAGAAGAACTCCATGGGACGGACTTGGAAAGAAAATTGCCGGAGCAGTTACATCAAGAGATGCAATCAGATTAGCAGGTCTGGACTGGAATGTAGTTCCGACAGATATTATTTCTGAAGCTACAGGATTAAAGATTCCTGGTTATAAGGCAAATGTAAGAGATTTGGATGATAAAGTGCTTGGCGTTGTTACAGATCGTTATAAGGTAGTGCAGAATGATGAAGCCTTTGCTTTTACAGATGGATTACTTGGAGAAGGAGTGACATATGAGACTGCAGGTGCTCTTCAGAGCGGTAAGAAAGTATGGATGCTTGCAAGACTGGAAGGCAGAATGATTACTGATGAAAAGATTGATCCGTTCTTGGTGTTTACGAACAGTCATGATGGAAAAGGATCAGTCAGAGTAGCTATCACACCGGTACGTGTATGGTGCCAGAATACGCTTAATCTTGCCCTTAAAGAGGCTGAAAGACAGTGGGTATGCAAACATACCGGACGCATTGATGAGAAACTTGTAGAGGCGAAATACACACTCATGAACACTGAACACTATCTTGAAGCTTTGGAAACAGAATTCGGAAAGATGAAGATGAAAAAGCTTGATGTTGATAAGGTACATAAGTTTGTTAAGATGTTACTTCCTATCAATGAAAAAGATGGAGATCGTAAGGTAGCAAACATTCAGGAAATGCGAAATGAACTTATGATGAGATATCTTAATGCTCCAGATCTGCAGGTGCTTGAGCCATCTGTTTATAGATTTGTGAATGCTGTTTCTGACTTTTCTACACATAGAAAACCGTCCAGAGGAAGCGAATACTATCAGGAAAACATGTTCATGAAAGTAGTAGACGGAGATGAACTTATCGATAAGGCTTACGCAATTTGTGATGCTGAGGTTTGATACCTCGGTATCACGGAAGGGAGTAATGCAATGGAGGCAGTAAATAAAACTAATGGAAATATTTACCGTATTCAGCAAGATACAAATGGTAAATGGTTTGGTTATTGTGATCGGACAAAAGAATACACTCCGGCGTTTGTAAAATTGAAAGGATTGATAGGATTGTTTGAATTGAAAGGATATGAGGTGGTTGAAGAATGTTAAAAGAAAAATTAGTTATTGAAAGAAAAGCAGCTACATTGATCACAGTAGATTTTACAGCGCCGGAGATTGTGGGATATGCTATGGCGTGGCTGAAGCTGTGTAATGTTGCAAGAGAATTAAAACGTCATATTTGGAAAATAGAAAATGATCGATCAAATAAAGTATATGTTTGGTGCGATCCACATTATAAAGATGAAATGATAGATTTCCTTACAGGTATTGTATATTTCCATAAAGACGAAAAACCTATCCCAATAGGTAAAGTTTTAAATATATCTGATGACACAATTGGCGTTCCAGTATATGAGTATGAAAGTACTTGCGACTCAAATGATGAACAATGGTATGAGGATATTGATCATGCTATTTCAAATTGGACTGCGATACAAGAAGTTTTTGATTAAAAGGAGGATTAGGTCATGAAAAAAATCATTAACGGAAGAAAATATGATACAGAAACGGCAAAAGAAATTGGTTATTGGAGCAATGGATATCCATGTTCTGACTTCAATCATTGCGAGGAAACCTTATATCTTAAGAAAACAGGAGAATATTTTCTGTACGGAGAAGGTGGTGCTTTAACTGAATATGCAAGAAGTGTATGTGGCGGAAGCACTGGTGGATCTCGAATTATTCCTATGACTGAAGAAGGGGCAAAGAACTGGGCTATGGATCATCTGGAATGTGATGAATATGAAGCGTTGTTTGGAGAGGTAGAAGAATGAAATTTAATGGAAAATGTAAGATTCGATTACTTAGAGATTTTCCAACAATCAATTTGAGAATGGGTGACAGCCTTACTGTTTATAAATATAAGTATAAAAAGTGTTCCGATGAAATTACATATGTTCATCCAAGAACATATCTTAGATTTACCCCAGAAGATGTGAAGGAACTGTCGGATGATGCAAAAGAATATGAATTCAAAGTGTTTATGGGACCAGACGGAATAGATGGTCCGTGTCTTGGGAAAATGTGTGTAACTGAAAATTCTTCTGACGAAGCTTATAATGTAATGCTTGATATTATCGGTTGTAGATTGGTAGAGTCGTTTCCGGAACTTGATATTCCGTATTCTATTGAATTGGTCGAAGAAAGTGAGGATGAATAATTATGCAAAACGTGTATATTACCAGAAATGGAAAGCAGATTCAGCTCACAGTGGATGAAATTAAGGCAGCTTGGGCTGCCTGGGATGCAGAATTGAGAGAGGAGCAGTTGGATATTTACAAAGAAGAAGTAAAACGAACATTGTTGAAATTAAGTAAGGAAAATGACAAACCTGAATATGAAAAGGCTGCGGATAATGACGACATTGTAGATGAAATTGCTAGAGATATTAGAAGAGCCATTGAAAATGGATGTGATTATGATTGGTGTTTTGATACCAGTAAGTATGGAGGTTTTATGGATAGTTATAATACTGCGATAGTAGTTTGGGGAAAGGCGGATGACATAGATGAGACTAATTATTGAAGGTAAAACAAATAGAGATGACGTAATGGTAAATACAGCGAAAGTAACATTACCATCTGGAGATGTGTATACGATTGACAGGGATTGTACTGAATACACTATTGATACAGTAACCGGGTATTTATCAATGACTTGGGATATGTGTTATCTACATATGATTAACGATATTTTATTATTTGATAATACCGCTTATCTCTCAAGCGATGATGGATTTCAGGATATTCTTAATGAAGGGACATTGGAACTTGAACTTGAGGATGATGCTGGTTCAGATTATGTTGTTGAAGTTGCTAAATGGAGCTTTTGTTGAAAGGAGTTAAATTATGGGATCAGTATATTCTATATATTCACAGATGAAATTCAAAGATAAGAACAAAGCAATTAAAATACTGCAAGCAAAAATCAGCAGAGGAAAAGAAGAGCATACTGATTATGGACTGGATACATATAGAAAATCAGAGAACTTAGACATTAACGATATTGATGATTTGATTGCTGTGTTTATTGGTATAGGAAGAATGTTCGATGTTGCTAATGATGATAATGGTTGGACTACTTACTCTAATGGATTTGACGCCACTTATGGATGGGAATCTGTCATGATGGAAATGTTTGAAGAACTTGCACCAGTGTTAGAAGATGGATCAGACCTTTTCATTAATTGTGATGATGGAGTAGATGTGTTAGTTATTAAGGATGGAAAATGTATTCAAGAGAAATGAGGTGATGAGATGAAGGATATTTTGCTAGAGAAAGTGTTTGAAGCAGAAAGATGGGAAGCAGCAATTAATAAAGGGTTTTTCAAGGGAATTGACAAAGGAGAGCTGCGTCAGCTTTGTGGTCCAGAGACAAGAATGAGATTGGCAATGGCAATTTTGGAAGATAATTATGAAATCGCTCCACCACACCAGGCATTAATTCCAAAGGACAATGGAGAGTTTCGAACAGTATATGTAAACGAAAATATTGATAGGATCTTTTTATCTATTGTAAATGATTTACTGTTTGAATGGTGTTCAGATATGATTCATCCAGCT